AACGGGCGGCTGACTTGTGACTTCCTATCAGTTTTTCTATCCTAACCAATTCTTGCGGGTCAGTTGCGTTTGCAATAGCCTGACTTTGGGCTATAAAAAAGTTGTCAATTTCTGACAATATGTTGGCCTTACGCTGCTTTTCGGTTTCGGCTTTACGGGCTTCTTCAGCAACCTCTTTACAAATTTTTTGGTACTGCTTATCAACGTCTGCTATCAACCCTTCGACTTCAGCGCTTATTAGCTTTGCTCCGGCATCAACAGTACGGCCACCTTGCAAATAAGGCTCTTTCATTTTGGTTCTTTCTTCCTCTACCGTCTTTACTATTTTACGGCAACCGTCAAGATAGCTTTTAATTACTTCAAGGTTATCTTCATTAAAAACAAGTTCTTTTTTCTTATCATGTAAAGCCTGAATAGATTGCTCTGTTTTTGTCAAAACAATTTGCAACTTACTCTTAACCAGTTCCGGCGTAAGAGACTGTAAGGGCTTTTCTATTGCGTCTGTCATTTTGTTAGTTGATTTATAGTTTCATTAAATATTTTTATTGCTTCTGCTTTTCTATCGTTCATCAACTTAAATTCGGGTATCAAGTTTATTTTTCGGAACTCAATGATATTCATTTGCCCTGATTTGAAAAACGGATGATAGCAAATGAAGTAACCCACCAAAGCATCGCATAGTAGCATCTGATGGCAAACTTGGTAGAAGTATGACCTTTCCTCTTTTTTCAAATCTTCGGGTGTTCTGCACTTCCACAAACGAATGTAGCCGTCAAAGGATAGCGGGCATTTACACTCTACGGTTTGCACATTGTATGCCGTCTTATCTACACTTTCATTCAACACAATCAATCCGTCAGGAGTCCCCCCACATCTTCCATCTTCGTCCAAAATCAATCGCTGCACAAGTAATGATTGCAAGCCCATCTTTTCGCCGAACTTAATAAGCCCTTCCCTTTCGTAATTTAAACCATGTTCTGTTGCAGCCGTAGATATATCAGGACGGCATTTCATTCCTGTCATAACCTCACCTACTTTGCGATATATGTAATTCAACCCCGCACTACCAATTCCTTTTTCAGCCATTAGGTAATGCCATTCACTTGATGTAAATTTTCCCAATTTCGCTTCGTTGTACTTTTCATTCAGCAACGGGTCAAGCGATAACTGGTGTTCCGATATTTTACTTTTAAGCAGCATTACAACCTTTCCTCCCTTTGTTTAGATACGTTAAAAAATAAATCTCCTTTGGGAGTGAATTGTGGTGCTACTGCTGATTGAGAATGTTTTTCGTGTGCAGCCTCAATTAGCTTTACAATTTCATCAATAGCCTCCAATTCATTAACCTCATTATCATACTCCCGTACAATAGCAAACTTGTTCCACCTTTCTGGCTGTCCAACTTGAATAACCTGAACTGACTGTCCTACTGTAATTGTTGTACGCATAGTTTTTATTTTTTTAGTTGTGATTTTTCCCATTTATACCCACCAGAAGACTTTGAGAGTCCAGAACAACAATTTGAAATGCCCGATATTTGTATATTGTTTTTGCTTGCCGCTTCTGTAAGGCTTGGGTATGTTTCTAATATTTTGCCTGAAACCAAGTCTATCTTATCTACCCTAATTGCCCATACCTTTCTCATGCCCGTTTCTAAAGAATGAAACCAGTTTTCTGATGCCGTCACCCATTCAAGATTTTCAACCCTATTATCCCACTTAATCCCATTTTTATGATTTACCTGCGGTTTGTTTTTGGGGTTAGGAATAAACGCTTGTGCCACTAACCTATGAACCAAATGGCTATCATACCTTCTGCGATTAAGTGTTATTATTTGGTATTTCAGTTTATTGTTCTTTGACGGTGATAAATATTTTTTATTTAAAACAGACCACACTAATCCATTGCTATGGATTTCATAAACCCCATCATAGCCCCTTATACTTGCCTTTCTTATTGTTGTTTTCATATACTATTGTTTGTTTGATATATTAAGGTTTGTGTTGGTTATTGGTTGAGGGGTTACTTAATCCTGAAACAACGATAATGGTCGCCTTCTTTTCTTACCGAAAACTTAACCTTACCACCTTTAGCTTTAGAAAAATAGTAGGCATTTACTTTTAAGGTATTTAGCCTACTTACGTCTTTCTCAATGAAGCTATCTCCCTTCTTCATGTTAGCGAAAGGGAACTTACCTTTTGGCGGTGGCTTAACGTTACTTTCTATTTTGTAATCCATAATTAACTTACTTTAATTACACAAATGTAATAAACTTTATTTAACCACCAAATTTATTTTTGCAACAAGAAGCCCCGCCTAAAAAGGCAGGGCTTTAATAACCATTAAACCTATACTATGAGTAAAAACCTTTTCTAAAAAAACGGGCGAGTAGAGGAACAAGCCCGTGACACATTTTTCAAATCTTGATACCTAATGGGAAAAAACTAACGACTGCTTAAAAAACGAACTGAAGAACTAAATTACAGTATTTTCGTCCACCAAAAAATTATTTTTCGGATAAGCCTGTCACGGAAATCCAGCCTTTCTTTTTCGTAGTGATACCTTTGAGGGTGTATCATTTCTTTTTCTTTTTTTTCTTGTGTTTGATAACCTCTGTTTCGGTGGTGGCTTTATGTTTTTTAGCAAACTTAGCCGTTACGAAACGTCCTGTTCGGGAACTTCTGCAAATTTGTTGAGTGGGCATATTATAGAGGGTTTAGTTGCGGTTCTGCATTTTGTTTGATGGCTTTTATTATTTCTTCCAATCCGTCAGCACTAATACCAAAACAGGTTTCAAGCAATTCCGAAAGTAATACAATTTCATCAGAAAGGAACTGTTCTTTAAATCTTTCTCTTGTTTGTAAAGTGGTATCGGGATGAATTAAAAAGTATTTTTCTACTGCATCACAAGCCTTTATTGCTGCACTAACTTTTTGTTTTAATACATGGTGAGTATTATCTTTTAGCTGCAATAATTTGTATTGAGCAATACAAGTAGCCGTAACCATAGCCCGGATTACTACGGCCTTTTCATCGTTGGTCATATCGGTAAGCCTTTAAATTATCGTACTCTGCTTTCGGTCTAATTATCGGTACTGGTTTATCCAAAATAACACTCCTTGTCACATATCTGTAACCGGGTAATATGTGGTAGTAAATATCTTCCCGGTCTTTGCAAAACTTTTCAATGATGGCGGCTCTGCCTTCAATGGTGTGGTATTTTCTTTCGTATAAAAGATTGCCATTGCTGCTAAAAAATCTTATAATACCTGATAGAATCATAATTCAACTTCGTTTGATTTCACAATTAGAGAATCTTTTGCCTGAAAGGTTGTTCCAATAGCCACTAATGGAAGATTTAATTTCCCAATAAGGTTATTAGCATCTCTGCATATTTTATCTGACATTCCTTTTGGTGTTTTTATTATCAGGCAATCTTCATTTACAAATACGTTTTTAGAATAAAAAGAGGTTCTGAATTGTTCAAAGTATCTTTCGAAAGATTTGGTTATGGGCATACAACAAATATTTTATCTTGTATCATTTTGGTTAAGTAATCAAAGCTAATAGTTACGGTCATACCTTTTTTAGTTATAGATTTCACATAAACATACACCGCCTCACCTTCTTTAAACGATTGCAGTTGCATTTCATTATCATCACTTGTTATTTTTATCTTCTCTGGGAATGAATAATCCTGCAAGGCGGTTTCTGATTTCTTCGTACTCTTTACTACTTTCTTCGCCATGAGGGTTTTTGATTTTTATTTTCCCATCTACCAATTTAATCAAAAAGGTTTCCTTGTCTATTTTCACTTCCTTCATAACAAACTTCCTTGTTGTAATTTCCCATCTAAAAATTCAGTAGCCCATGCTATGGCTTTTTGCTTTGTTGGGCTGGCTGGTTTTTCAACAAAATATTGGACGTATTTTCTTTTCCCTCTGTCATCTAACACCCAAACTTTCTTAACGGTATTTGGAAATTCAGCATGGAGTTCCCGCAAACGTCTTCCCGAAAAACCATATTTACTAACTGCTTCTGCATCTGTCAATCTAATTCCACTATACATAAGTTTCAATGCAAGTAAACAATGTCCGTTAAACTTAGCAGCGTTTTCATGTAAAAAACTTTCAAGTTCCGGGTCGCTTTCTCTTAAATGAATTAGGTCTGACATACATTAGGAGTTTTTAATGGTTAGAGTTCGTTTATTTTTTTATCAACCGCTTCAATCTCTTTTTTATATTTATCTGCAAGTGTGTAATTGTCGAAAGACTTTAATACAACCGATTCAACCTCTTGCCCTAAATCAATTAACACACTAAGCAAGGTTTCTCTTGACTTCCGAGTAGTGATAAACAGCATCCCGGTATCATCTTTCATTTGGCAAACCAGATATTCCATAACTAAAAGGGTAACTAAAATGGAAGGTCGCTTAAATCCTCAGTAAATGTTCTTGCATCATCTTGGGATAGGGGTACTGGCTCTTTCCTTTCTATTGGTTTGGCGTTGCCAATATAAATTTTTCCTTCTGCTTCTTTTTTATCTTTAGTTGAATTTAATTGAAAAGAATGAGTGTTGTCGTACTTATCCTTCTCATCATTTTCCCAAACAAGGATATTGACATACACTTTTTGGTTAGCCTGTGACCGGGTAAAAGCTGAATGTGCTTTTTTGGCTTGCTCTAATAAATCTGTAAGGCAGATTGAACCTGTAAATAATTTACTCATTTTTCAAATTTTAATTGTAATTGATTAATCATGTTTTCTATTTCTGGATATTCATTCAAAATACTTGTTGCTTCAATGTTTATCTTAAATATTTCTCTTGCTTTTTCTTCCGGGACTTCACCCTCTTGTAAAGTTATTAAATTGCGATATTTATTTTCGCCTAAATAGCGGTAAAAAATATCGTTTTGTATATTACGAACTATTACCATTGTTAAAATCCAATATCATTTTTATCATCGCTTTTAAATGGGTGCCATGTTTGTTTTGGCTCAACGTAATAATTCAATTCCTGTGCAGTCCCGTTTTTCTTGTGCCATTCTTCAACAGGGTCAATTCCTCTTACCCTAAATTCATCTACTTCGACATAAGCATAGCCGCCCTTATACCTTTCAAAACGTACCGGCAATTCTAAAATTGTTGGCCTCCCCCCGGTTTCAGTATCCTTTATTTTCCTTACATGAATTTCACTTATCATCCAATCGGTAGGGTGTTGTGTTATCCGGTGTACGGTTAAAAAATCATCTGCTTTGTTGGCAACCTTACCACCTTGTTCTGTATCTTCTTTTCTTGGAGCTACGGGGTATTTTTTATCTGCATCTTTCAAACGTAAAGCTGCTGTAACTGCATGGTGTGTTATAAACCAACCAAAATTATTTTTTTGCCCATAGGATTTTAATTCACTTAATGCTTCGTAGTGATATTCGTGTGTGTTTAACTTGCTAAAACCACTTAAATCTATTTTTAAAGAGTTGTATGGGTCAATCATTCCGTACTGATAATCGCCTTTCTTTTTTGCAATCCTTACAAGGTTGATAATATCCTTGTAGTTGTATAAATCCTCTTGCGATTTTATTAGTAAAAAATGCTTTTCAACAAACTTCTTAGCTATTTCAAATTCAGTTTGCGACATCACATTGTTCCCCTTTAGTGGCTTACCCCAATAAAACTGAATCATCCTTCGCATAAAAGCCCCCAACGTATTTTCACTTGAAAATATTACTCCCTTCCACCCGTGATACATAGCTGCCAGTAAAAGCATCCACCAGATTATTTCTGACTTACCTACGTTGTCAATACCGTTTATATGTACAAAAGCACCCTCTTTTAAGACGAAATGAGCGTCTAAAGCCGGACTTCCGGTAGTAAGCCCCATTTTCAAAGTACCGTCCCTAACAGCCTCTAAATAGCTGTCATAGTCATCCGGGGTGGCAAATAATGAAAAATCTTCTTTTTCGGGGTCAACTCTTGATTGAATAATTCTTGTGCTTGGGGCTTTCTCTTTTTCTACTTTTTGCTCAAACCTATCCCCAAACCCTAATTCGTATAATTTTTTACTTGCCTCTGAAAAATTCTTATTGCATTCCAACACAGCAAATACGGCATACGGCAAATAGGCGTGTTGCGGGTCAAACTCCGTACTTGTTGTAAACACACTAAACCAATTTTTATCATGGTCAAAATTCCCGCTGCTTTGAGAAGTGGTTTGTCCCGGTCTAAGAAAAACGGTTTTATTCCCTTTTTGGCTTACGACCTTCCAACCATGTTCTTGTAATAAACTTACAACATCGCCCCTCTTGTTATAATCTTCAAACGGACTTAGCCCGGTTGTTTTTTGAATATTGTCTTTTTTAGGGACAACAACTTCGTCTAAAATTTGATTAAACTGTCTGGCTATTCCATGTAGCAAATCCCGTTGTTCGGCAGTAATTTCTTTTATCCCATAAAAATCGCCGTGAATTATTTCATAGCCTTCGGATGGGTGGCAAGCTATATAACCACCCTCCCCTCTTGTTTCAATCAAAACCCTACTCTTGTCCCCCTTTGCTATTTTTTCAGCTACTTGTTTTGCTTTAGCATCGTCTGGGTTTTTAATTAATGCTAATTTATATTCTTCATTATATGTTTGAAGTTTTTCTTCATCAGTTGTTGGCCTATTCGCAAGTTTGATATTCCCTGCAATTACAGAACAGCGATAAATAAAATGATAACCTCCGTTTCTTGTTTTCTGAACAACAAGTCTGTTCAATAAATCTTTGTCAAGCTCATGAACAAGTCTTTTATAATTTTCAAACAATTTACCAGTCAGGTCGTATTTACAATCAATATCAATAGCCTCTAAATAATTACTCAACTTACCACAAACAATACCAACTCCAACACAATTAGTCAGGTCGTGTTCCTTTTCAGATATTTGCCATTCCTTTACAGTAGGTATTTTTTTACTGTTTATAGGAATAAACTTTAATCCCTCTATTGTATTTAGTTCTTGGCAATTCATTAGTATCCTTCTATTTGGTTTATAATTCTTGCTTCCAACCCTTTTCTAATAACCATATAATTAGATAAAATTTTTCCGATAAAAGAAACATTAATTGTGTTGCCATAAAATTCAACACAACTTAAATCTTCTCCTAAAGAATTTTTTATTTTATACCCAATATTTATTTTAAATGCTAACACAACTTCTTTTAAGGTTAATTCCTTATACCCAAAGCCCATTAAATACGACTCTATTTCTTCCGCAATAAATTTTGCAAACAGTTCTGTTTGAGGCAACGGGCAACCACAAATAGCAGCACCTCTAAACATTATTTGGTCAATAGCATATCTCATGTCGCTGTCCGACATTTCGCAAAAAGATAATCCTTCACTTCTCGCCTCCGAAATTAATAAATCAAACTTGTTCTTTTTTTTCAATTCCTTCGTACAATCGCTTACCCATAATTTCCTCTCCCCGTGATTTAAAATTGCTGCTAATCCCGTTTTCATTTTTTGATTTTTTTGCGTTAGTTAAACTTAATACATACTCCTTATCCTTAACCTTATCCTTAACCCTTTGGAAAGGGTTATGATAAGCTATTAATAGTATATTAATATCCTTTGAATAGGCTATTTCTTTAACTTGCTCTAAATCATAGTTTTGTATTTCTCCTATTGATTTTCCTAAAATTTCTTTAGGATGAACACCATTGGCGACAAGTTGCTTAATTGCCCCTTTATGAATTTGTGAGGTCGGAGAAAACTTGTCGCCGTACTGAAAAATGAAGAAATCCCGGAGAAACCAACGGCCAGTTGGAAGGACTGTAATTCGCCCCTTTTCAATGTTTACAAAAGTTAAAAATTCATCTAAATTAACAGGCTCACCAATTATTCTTTGGAGTAGAGATTTATTTGGCCTCCATATCCCGCAATTATCACATTTATCCTTAATGTAATTCCAAGTTAATTTATATTTAGTAGGTAAGTCAATATACCAATCTTGTTCCCATATTTCTGTATCAGTTAATCTTTTTGCCATTGGTTTTAAAAAGGGTTGGGTATGTATAAAAAAAGAGATACTACCACAGGTTGCAAAAGGTGTTCAAAAACCTTTGAGGTCGAAACCCCGCCCGTGATAGTATCTCTTAAATCTTTTTTCAAAGTTGAACTTTTTTGCACACCGAAAGTAAAAACTAAAAATATTCCAACCAAATAATTATTCCACACTTCCAAAATTATTTTTCCGGGACTGGTTTATACTCCAATTCCTCCCCCGTTAATTTATTTTGCTGATTTATTAATTCTGTCAAAAAGTACAATACTGCCAGCCACCGCAACATTTAAACTCCTTTCTCCGGGTAAAATTACAATTGAATTACAAGCAGTAATAGCCTCCTTTGTTAATCCCGTATCTTCTGAACCCAATAGATAGCAGGCTTGTTTTGGGTGTGTGAACCTATAAATTGGAATTGCTTCGTCTGTAAGTTCTACACCTATTAACGGGCAGTTATAAGGACGGTGTTCGTTAAAGTCTTTAAAATCCTTATACTGAAACAATGGTAAATGTCGTGTTGCTTTCATTGTGTCAGTAGGCTGCTCCTTAAATCTTTGCCCAATAAGAAATATAAAGTCAGCACCAAATATTTGAGCCGTTCTGAATAAAGAGCCATAGTTCATTGAGGTCTTCATTCCTAAACAACCAATTCCAAAAAATCCGTTATCTCTCATATTTTTAAGGTTTAAAATTTAATTCCTCCCCACTAAGAGAGAATATTAGGTTTTGTAAATTAGTTTTTCAAGATGCTGATAAAACTTAGTTGCTCTTTCTTCATCCGTAAGTAACGGGGCAAGTTGATGAAAACGTTCTTTAATATCTTCCCAATCTGCCATATTTACCCATCTGTCCATTGATGTATTGTCAAGTACTGAATGACAGCCGTCCCAAAAATTTCTCTCAATGCAATTTAGGGGGTGTAATGCGATACTTCTGAAAATTCGTTTCGGGAAAACATGGCAACAACTTGCCCGGTAATGTTCGTCCTCATGCTTTGAACTTTTCCTCCCGCATCCACATTGACATATTCCAGTAAGCCCCTTTCTTCTTTCCTCAAACCATTTATCCAACTCCCCGTCCGTTCCCGCCTCCTTCTGTGCTTTTTCGGCTGCTAATTTCTTTGCTGATTTTTTGGGAATTGAGTACCGCTTTTTCTCTTTTGGAAGTTTGGCTTCGTCCTTTAGTTTTTGTATTTCTAATAATCCCATGCAGCAAATGTAATAACATTTTGTAACACAATCCAAATAAATTAAGATTTGTTAGTTTGAACATTTTTGTATTACTTGCACCCGATATGGCAAAACAACCTATAAAAAAAATAGTTTACAAAGGGAGAAACATAAGAATTTCTAATGAGGGATTTGATAAGATAAAACTATTCGTAGATTTGAAGGGTTATAAATTAGGCAGGTTTGTTGAAGATGCCGCTATTAAAGAATTAAAATTACAATCAAAATAATGCAAACCCCCAAAGTAGAGATGGGATAAGTTCATACAGAGGTAGGTTTAGATTTGCGATAGCTACGGATTGATGAAACAAAAAGACATTCTGGAAAGCGAAATAGAGATACGGACAGAACCGGACGCAATTAAAAATAAATCTAAATTGAAACTGCAAAAGAGTATCCCGACATTTAACCGGCGGCAGGAAACCAAGATGAAAACCTGCCGCCACTTTTAAAACCAAACAAAATGAAACATCCACAAGCCTTTTACCCACCTCAAAAAAGCAAAAAACTAACCATCAACTACTACTCATTAGTTGTTTGGGGTGCTTTTATCCTCTTTTTTGTAATGCTTTTTAATGGGTGTGTTGAGTTTCAAACAAACTAACAATGGCCTATAACGAACAAAAAATATTCAACGAATTAGGGAAGCTAACACCCAACGAACTGTATATTGCTTTTGGTAAAATAAAAGAATTTGTAACTAAAACATTGGAGGCTGAAAAGAAATTAGCAGATGAAAAAAGTGAACTGCTCAATGAGAAAATTAAAAAGCTAAATGGTAATTAGTGCGACACCTAACAAGTAAACAATGAACAAGAAAAAACGAAAGCATAACATGAGGGTATATACGGAATCGGTGCAAAATGCAAAAAAGGGCGGCGGGTTCTATGTTGTGGGGATGTTAGATGGAAGCCCTTTGCCAAAAGAACAGCGATACCTCATTGATTTAGCCAATAAAAAAATGAGTATCAAAAATGCGACACCTAACAAGTGAAAACATTCTTGAAGCAGGCTTTATATTCTTTGAAAAAAGATGGTTTGTAAAAGGACAAGGGTGGGCAATGGTTTATAAAAAGGGAGATACTGAACTTTCTTATGATGGAACTTGGTGGTTGTTGGATGGTAAAAAAATAGACTATTTTGAGCAGCTATGAAAACAAATTTCGTGAAGGACAATGGGTTTGGTATTGGGGTAAAAAAGGTATTTGTAATGGGGCAATAACAAGAATAGAAAACGGTATTTGTAAGTTTGAAATAGAAGGTTGCCCAACAATAGAAGTAGAAGAAAAAAAGTGCTATATCTCTATTGAAGAATTAAGAAATGATAACAAGAAAAGAAGTTAAAGCCGAAGGTTGGACACCGGATAAAGATTGCCCCAACACAACTTTTACAAAAGAACGTTATCGCCTACACATATTCAAAGAATACAATCAAATTTGGATAAACAAAATGAACTCAACCAACACCAATTACGAAAGAATATTTGCAGGGAAATGTGAGGGTTTGGAAGATTTCAGGAAAATCGTTTCATTAGTGTGTTGAAACAAAAGTAGTCCCTGCTTTTTGACAGGGACGTAAGTTCTTTAAAGTGGCTAACAATCAGCCGTCAAGCATTAGCAAGTGCCGAAATCGCAGCCGGTGTAAGGTTAGAGAAGAATATAGTATCTCCTGTTGCAGAAGACCGTATTCTTGAATAAACCAAAGCACCACCGGCCTGACCACCAGCTTGTAGTTGATTTAGCTGCGTACCGGAATTTGGTTGAACATTAAGAGAGTTTCCAGCAAATTGAACGGACATACCATAAGGGTATAATGTTCTGTCAATCACTTGGTTGCTGTTAATTTGATAGACTGGTACGGCTATCATAGTTGCTGTTGCCATTGTTACGAATTTTAATTGATTAATTAATTAGGTCGGTATAAAAGTACAACAAATTTCAATATTTAATAAAAAATGTCAAAAACCTTTACAACCTACCTTAATTCCTTCAATAGCGGGGATTTAATTACAATGATGCCGGGGATGCAAAAACTTTACCGCAAGAGCGGTAAAAAGGCTTTAATCTACCAGCGAATAGATATGCCTGCATATTATTTTGATGACGCAAAACACCCCGTTAAAAATGCAGATGGAGTACAGGTTTGCGTTAATATGGAAACATTCAAGATGCTTAAACCCCTAATAGAGAGTCAGGAGTATGTAGAAGGATTTGAAATATTTAATGGGGAGAAAGTAGATTGCGATTTTGACCTCACAAGGCATAGTTCACAAATACCGCTTCCGGGTGGGGATATTCATGCTTGGCCTACTTTAATTTTCCCGCAATTAGAATGTGATTTAAGTGAAAGATGGATTCATGCTTATCAGTACACTTTAGAAAATCCGTTTGGGTGTACCGACAAGATAATCATAAACCGAACAACCCGGTATAACAACCCATACATTGACTACTTTTTTTTAAAAGAGCATCAAGATAAACTCATATTTGCTGGTACAGAAACAGAGCATATAATGTTTTGCGAACAGTTCAAATTAAATATTCCACTACTTATAGTAAAAAACTTTTTAGAATTAGCACAAGCAATAGCATCTTGTCGTTTCTTTGCGGGAAATCAAAGTTTTTGCTGGCACTTGGCTGATGCCCAAAAAATAAAAAGGATATTGGAGGTTTGCGTTTTTTATCCAAATAGTTTTCCAACAGGAAAAGATGGGTACGCTTTTATATCACAAGAATCATTAGAATATAGATTTATGGAATTATTAAAAGAAACAGAATGATGTACGAGGTAATAAATAAAAACTGTTCTGTTATCGGCATCGTTGTAGCGTATGAATGGCATGGAGATTATGCAGAAATAGAGGGAGTGTTACCTCACTATCATCCCAAAGAAGTAGCTGGGGTAAAATATTTGGTGTTACACAAAAGCAATCTAAAAGAAACAGAGTGAGAATATACTACATGGAGATAATAAATGGTATAATGAATGTGTATGCCGTGAACATGAGTGAGCGGGCAACATTTTGGAAAGACCATCCTGCCGCAATGGAAATAACTTATAAGCAATATAACGGATTAGTTGACTACTTAAATAAAATGAAAAATGAAACCAAAACTGACTAACGTTACCCTTTGTATAATTGATTGCAAAAATTACGGCGAAGCTATTTCTGCATTGAGAAAGAGTTTGTATCAATGTGATTTTGCAAAAGCAATTTTCCTAACTGATATAAAAGCCTACAATCCAAACTTTCCATTTGAGATAGTAAAGATTGATAAGATAGGGAGCAAGGAAGAATACTCCCGTTTTGTAATTAAAGAACTGTACAAATACATTGATACTGATTATGTCCTTATAATTCAGCATGACGGGTACGTTTTATGTGGGGAAAGCTGGAATGATGAATTTTTGAATTTCGATATGTTAGGGGCTGCGTGGCTGTACACGGATGGGAAAAATTGTGCAAACGGCGGATTTTCATTGAGAAGCCGAAAGCTATTGACCGTATTGGGGCAGGATGATTTTATTCAGGCAACCGACCCGGAAGACCAAGCTATTGGCAGACTTTACCGGGATTACCTAATTAAAAATTACGATATTAAGTTTGCGCCTGATGAAGTTTGCGATGAGTTTTCATTTGAACTCCGTGAACCAATTTGTAAAACTTTTGGCTTCCACGGGAACTTCCATAAGCCATACAGAGAAACAGTAGTAATCAAAAGGACAGGGGCATTAGGCGATATAGTGGCATTAGAACCTCTTTTGGAATATTATCACAACAAAGGATGCAAAGTTGTTTTAGACGCACCACTGCACTTAGCAATGATTTATTCGCAGCACCGATTTCAGGTTTTTCATATTTCACAATTAACAGATAATCGTATCCCATATACATTAATTGATTTGGATAATAGCTATGAAAAAAATCCAAAACAACTTCATCTGAAATCATACTACGAAACTGCCGGAATAGTTGATGGCGAAATAAAAAATCCCAAACTACATTTTCCAATAGACGCAAATAATAAATTATTCAATCATAAATACGCAATAGTACACAACGATATTCGTGACCAGCCCGGACGCAACATTTACGGAGTTAATTGGGAATATTTAGTAGGTGTCTTAAAAGACAGGGGCTATGTGGTTATTCAGGTTGGGGCATCAGAACATGAGCAAATACCCGGTGCAATAGAAATGAAAACAGTTACAATGAATATGCTTTTATACTTGGTGGCAGGGGCTTCATTGTTTATAGGGATTGATTCAGGGATAAGCAATATCGCAGTAGGTACAAATGTTCCCTCTATTATTTTTGCAGGAGCGGTTAATCCTGAATACATTTATCCCGATTTATCAAATGTTGAAATTATAAGCAATCATAGTAAGGGAAACCCTATCTGCCCTCTTCCGTACTGCTGGCATGAAGTTATTGGCGGTACAGTTGGTCAAGATTGTATCGTTGATAAAAATAGCCCTCCTTGTGTTATGTTTAAAACAAGCCAAGTGATTGATGCCGTAAATAAATTGCTACATAGATGATAAAGTGTATATATTTGCATCATTATGACACACTATAAAAATTTATCGCTAAAAAATCTTACTACAATAATAGAGGGAGAGGAAGTTGTCGAAAGATGGAAGCCTGTTTTAGGGTATGAGGGATTGTATAAGGTTTCCACATTCGGGAGGGTAAAAACATTGGGCAATGGGGTGCATAAATTTAAAGAGAGGATTTTGGGGCAAAGTATTGGGGATGTTGGCTATTTGGTTGTGGGGCTATGTAAAAATGGCAAGAGCAAGAAATTTAGAGTTCATAGATTGGTTGCAACAGCCTTCATTAAAAATCCTCTAAATAAAAGACAGGTAAATCATGTAAAAGGAGTAAAAACGGATAATAGAGTTTCTAAATTAGAATGGGCAACGCCAAAGGAAGATAGTCAACACGCCTACAAAACAGGTTTGTTGAAATTGCCACCAACTTCATGGAATAAAGGGGCTGACAATAGCAATAGCAGACCTATAAACCAGTACGATTTAAATGGTAAATTTCTCAAATCTTTCGTTAGCTGCACAGAGGCTAAGCGCATTACAGGAGCAGACGGAATCGGTTATGCGTGTTATGGTAAGCGGAAAACAGCGGGTGGGTTTCAGTGGAGGTGGGTGGGCGACAAGCCGCCAACGAGTACACCAGTTAGCAGGTTTAATGTTGGCAGTAATCATCATAATAGTAAACCTGTTAATCAATATACAAAAGATAGTGTTTTTTTGAAAAAATGGGATAACGCAAGAAGGGCATCTATTGAAACAAAAATATTAGTTCAGAGCATTGGGAAGGCGTGTAAGGGATTAATTCCTTCTGCTGGAGGCTTTAAATGGAAATTCGCATGATATACGACTGCATACTTTATAACGGCGAAAAAGAACTTTTGGAGATACGGCTTAATGAGTTGTCCTTATGTTCAGATTGGGTTACTTGCATTATTATCGAAGCGAATAAAACTCATACAGGATGGGATAAGCCGCTTTACTTTGAGGAACATAAAAAAGAGTTTGAAAAGTACAAGAACATAATGTACTTCGTTGTTGACGATATGCCGGACGGGACACCAAGAGAAAGAGAAGCACATCAGCGAAATGCAATTATGAAGGCTTTGCAATTCCATTCCCCTAACGATAGTGATATTGTAATCATTGCAGACGTAGATGAAATACCAAGAGCAAAAGCAGTGGGTATGTTTAAGCCAGATATGCAGTTTGCATCCTTAATGCAGGAGAAGTACGCATACTATCTAAACAATATTGAGGATGGCGTACAATGGGATAGGTGTAGAATAATGTCAGTAGCATATTTAAGAGGCAAAAAGCCTGAAGATGTAAGAAACGGCGGGTATGATATTGTGATATTAAAAGGCGGGTGGCACTACTCTTGGGTTATTGACCCTCTTAGAAAGTTGGAGTCGTTTTCTCATACAGAATTAGACACCCCAGAAAATATTGAACGAATTGGAAGGAAAGAAAACATTTGGGATGACGCTAAGTTTAAGGTGATTGATATTGACCTTTCTCATCCCGAATACCTTGTAAAAAATATTGACAAATTTAAGCACTTGATAAAATGATTTACTACGACTGCTTTACTTTTTTTAATGAACTGGATTTGCTTAAACTTCGATGTGAAGAACTGAAAGAGTTAAACCCCATTCATGTACTTGTTGAAGCAAGACACACGCATACCGGCGACCCAAAGCCGCTTTATTTTGACGAAAACAAGCATCTTTTTTCTGAATATAATATCAGGCACATAATAGTTGATGAACTGCCTAATACCGGAGACGCTTGGGTAAATGAAAATTACCAACGGGACTGCATTATGTGGGGGCTTTATGCCGATTGTAACGATGATGATGTGGTGGGTATATTTGACCTTGACGAAATACCAAAAGCAGAAATGGTAAAACAGTATAAGCCAGAAATGGGTATCGTTGGAGGGAAAATGGACAAATTTAGCTACCTGTTAAACTGTGTAGAAGGATACCAGCAATGGGAAGTTGGCCGATTGCTTACTTATGGCATACTAAAACAAAGCACCCCAAACAAAGTAAGGAATAGCGGATTTGATACGGTAATGTGTAATGCCGGATGGCATTTCGCTTGGATGGGAGGGATTGAAAAAATGTTCCAGTAACTTGATTCCTTTGCTCACCAAGAGGCTAATACAGCCAAGCTAAGAAATAGCCTTGAAATGAAATTTGAAACGGGGCAGTCTCTTTGGGGCGATGATTACTGGCGTTTTGTCAAGATAGATGCCACTTTCCCAAAATATTTGCAAGAAAACCAATCAGAATTTGAACATTTAATAAAGAAAATATGAGAACATTAGACGCTATAGCAGTATCAACCGGCACGGATAAAAGTAGCAAGGCTCATTCGTATTGCCAGTATTATGACATGATTTTAGAGTCACTACGATTCAAGCAAAATAACTTATTGGAGATTGGTATTGACAAGGGAGATTCATTAAGAATGTGGAAAGAGTATATGCCGCATAGCATGATACACGGAATAGACATTAGAGGGGGTTATGGCTACCTTGAAGAATTGGGTGGCATATATACTCACATAGTTGACCAAAGTAACAAAGGGGCATTAATCGTCTTTGCCTCTCAATTTGAAGAAGGGTATTTTAATGTGATTGTGGATGACGGCAGCCATGAAAGCAAAGACATGATTCTTACTTTTGAAACGCTATTCCCATATCTTGCAAGCGGTGGTTATTATATTATAGAAGATTTGCTATGTAACTACGATGAAAGATGGAGAGCCATAGGAGAGTTTGGAATAATTGACAGAATAAAAAACATGGTGGACGAAGTGAATATGGACGGAGCAATTCCAAATAGTCATATATGCGCTAATAAACAAGAAGCCGTAAAGAAATACGATGCTGGGTATTTTCACAAAAACATTGAGTGGACATTTAATGCTTGCGGAACTACAATAATTAAGAAAATATGAAAGACGTAACATTAGTAACCGTTAATTGGAATCAACAACCTTGTGTAGAACTTCTACTTAAATCGTATGTTAAACACCACTATACAGGCGAACCATTGAAGTTAATGCTTGTAGATAATGCGAGTACAGATAATAGTCAGGATTGGTTATTTGAAAATGAAATACCGTATGTAGGATTGCCCGAAAATGTTGGGCATGAGAACGGGTTGAACCACATCTACAACGACATAAAAACAAAGTATATCCTGCTTAACGATACTGATGTTGAATATCACACAAACGTATTTGGCTACCTTGACGAAATGAAAGACAACTGCATAAGTGTAGGAGAATTGATTGATAAAAACTACATGAATGACATCCACATAAAGGATAGGATTTCTCCGTGGTTTTGGCTATACGACATTTCGGAAATGCACAAAGCGGGGATTAAATATTTTCGTGACCCAAAAGAGGAAGATTGGACGCTTGATGTGGCTTCGTGGCAATGGCTAAAAATGAAAGAACTTGGCTTTACCAACTTTAATCTTTCAAGAAAGCCGGGAAACCAAGATAACGACTTAGTAAGTATGCAGTATGGTTGTATAGACCATATCGGTAAAGTATCATGGAATCTCGAAAATCACGGAGACAGATACAGCGAAGTAATGAGAAGGAGACAGTATGTGAAAGATAGGCTTGAATTGTATAAAGATATTGACCTAAAAGGGAAATTTATATGAGCAAAACATTAGGTGGGACTATATTTGTCCGAAATGCTATTGAGTTTGATTATTGTATAATTGAATCTATACAGTGCTTGAAGGAGCTATGCGATGAAGTGATTGTAGTTGAGTGTGGTTCGGACGATGGAACTGTGGAATTAATAAGAGATATGGTGGACGAAAAAACAACTATCATTAATCTTGACAAATCAGAATGGGATAAGCAGCATGGCAGGGAGAAGCTGGCCTACTTTACAAATATGGCTATTGGTTGCCTCACTACCGACTATAATATAAATTTGCAAGCTGATGAAGTGATACACGAAAACTCTTTCTTAGCCATAAGAGAAGCTATCAACACGGCAGGGGAAGCGTTTTATTGTACCCGTAAAAACCTTTGGAAAGATTGTAACCATGTATTAGATGTGCCACAAGAAAGGAAACCTTGCAGCACCGAAATAATAAGGCTTGCAAAATCAAATTACAGGTCAGTAGGGGATGGGGAAAGTTTGGAAGCTCCGGCATCTACTGACTTCTTAAAAGAAATTGTTTTCTTTCATTACGGGTTTGTTCGTAAGAAAGAAGTGATGATAGGTAAGATAAAGAATATGCAAACAAACATCTTTGAGATACCATACGATAAAAAAATGGACGGTATGGAAGTGTTTGATTGGAGTGCTTGGTTTAGTGAGGAAGATTTAAAACCTATTACAGAAGAACACCCTAAATTTATAAAAGAATGGATAACTACAAGGCCATAAGAGGTAAGGTAATAGTTAAGTCGTATGCTAACCAAAAGGAAGCCCTAATGATTAAGGGTAAGGGAGGTAAGATGATTGAGCTATGGATGGGGCGAAAGTATGATGAAAATAATAGAAGGAAAAATCCAGTATTGTGCGAAGTGGTGGATAACAATTCAAAGTATGACTATATCAAAAAAGGTGACTTACTCCTTGTTCACCACAACTATTTGTCAGACCCAATGACAAATCCTTTTTGCTTAGAATATGACCAACAAACAGGGATTGGCATTTTCTCCTTTTTAGCCAGCAATAATATATATTGCATTTTAAGA